GTGTTGATTGCTTCTTCTTCCGCAATCTCAATACCTGGCTTATACTCGATCTGCATATGCAGGTCAAGTTCTTTATCTGTCTCAGGCAACTTACCTGGATCTACGTTAAAAGCGTTGATGCCAAATTGTTCTTGAGTTTGATTTAATATATCTCTAGCGACCATGTCTTTCTCGATAGTCTCTTTGAAAGATGATCTCTTGTCTGTAGCTAATTGGTCTTGTGCAAACGCCTTAATAGAAAATAATCTATCAGACATTCCGTTGACAACGATATCAACAAATTTAGGGATAATAGGAACTGGTTCCCAGTTAAGATTTAAGTAAGATAAGTCACCATCAATAGCTAGTTCGTCTTTGTATTTTTGAACGGGTTGTTCACCTCTAGCATATAGTCTTAACTTATGAAACTCTATCCATTGACTATAAAATCTACAGCTATTCGTGTCTCTTCTGAACCACTCATATGATATGGCACGTCCAACTCTAAGACCGTAATCCGGAGACGCCTTTTCCGCGTCTGTAGCTAACTGACTTGGGAATGTTGTTGGACTTATTAGGTCCGATGCTGTTTTGTCTATCATTTGTCGATTATTCTACTATTGTAACCTTCATTCTGGTATCTCGCAAATTTAACGCTTATTTTTGATTCTTTTTTCTCTGGAACGTAAACATGCTTTTGATTTGCCATGATTGCCAGTCCACTACTAATTGTTGCGTCAAACTTTGTTCTGTTGTTAATATCAAACCTTGCCCAGTCCTCAAGTGTCCTCGTGAAGTACATTGAACCCATCTCGTCAGAATCCCTATATGTTCCCTCCATGTCCATGCCTACGTGTTTTTCAACGTATGTCTCAATAGCTGACGCGTGAGACTGTTTTATGTCCTCAGATGAGTTAGGTATCCCCCCTAGTTCTTTTTCTGTCTTAGAGAGCTTGCTAATGTGTTTATCTGGTCTATTCATTGCAAAGTTCCTGTAGCCTCTATTCTTAAAGTGATATAGAAGCCTTGGTTTATTATTTTCCGCTAGTACCGGCATACCATAAAACACACATGCCATCAATACCTCCTCGAAGAATATCTCTGCCGTCTGTGGTCTGGCAACATACTCTAAGAAGAACTCGTTGCTTGGTGCGCTCTCCATGTTAAACTTAGTCATACCGTGGAGAGATCCGTTAGATCCGCCACCGCCAACAACTCCTGATATATCATATGGGTCACAGCCAAACGATCCTACGTGTTCATTGCCTGGGTAGAATAGACCGTTTCTTTTGTTTACCCTATTTCTTAAGCCCATGTCTGGTATCCATGATATCAAGAACCTGCCTTTTCTGTCCGGGGTCCACACGACCTCTGTGTCTTTATTACCATCCTTCCAATGGAAATATCCACGTGTCAACACCCTGTCCTTTATTAAGGACTCGTTGTAGTCTATCTGCTGGTATATTTTAGTAAGGTTAAACAATGAAGACTTGCTCTCATCTCTGAATGCATGTGACTCTGTTCTTGGATACTGTCTATAAAATTCATTAAGGTCATCTGGATCTGATTTCTTGGCAGCTACCTCGTTGTTCCAGTACTCTATAACACCTATCTTAATCCATCCACCGTCGATGCCTTTTATTGGCCTAGCTGGCGTATCAAGCACAGGAAATCCATACTCGTCAATATATCCCTCGAAGCTCCACTCCATAGGAATGAATAAAGAATAAAGACCAGACTTTGTCTGCCCGTTGTCGTTCCTCTTGGTTGGGTCCGAGTCTTCATATAGTTTCTTAAAATTTGAACCACCTTTATCTAATGCGTTTGATGTAGATCCCATCATACACTTACCAACGATCCTGCTACCAAGTCTTAAACATGTCTTAGTTACACGCCAGTTGTGTTGTATGTTGTTTGGGGCCAACCACTTACCAGATTCGTCCTGGATAAGCATCTTTAACTTCTCACCGTCATAACTATTGTCTCCAGTGTTCTTCCAGTCAATTGTGGTATTAAGGCCCTCTAGGTGATCTTCCTCGGCTTTTGCAATACTCTTTCTGGTAAACTTAGATGCAGGCACCCTATAGGCCAATTCTGTTTTCGGCTTGTCCATACCATCCTGTATGGGCTTAAAGAAAAATGGGTAGTTTATAGATATGTTCACGACCTTGTCTGTAAACATCTTTTTTGCATCATCACCCGTCTTTGATAATATACCAAACCTGGAATCCTTACTAATTGTTGCCTGATTGACCATCTCGGCGCTACTCATAAATGAGAAACCAGAACGTCTATTCTTTAGGTAACACATTCCAAAACACCTGTCGTCTGCACGGCAGGCCTCCCAAAACAAGAAGAATATTCTATTACTCTCACGGAAGTCAGGTAGACCAATGTCTATCTTTGACCACTGTAGGTACATGTAGTGTGTGCCGGTAATATATGTTGGGCCACCATTGTTCATAAACCAGTATCCGCTCTCCCTTCGGTTGAACTCTTGGTCTATGTAGTCATCCCACGTTGATTTAAACTTGTTGTCTGTTCGGTCCCAGTCAAATATTGTTTTTATTCTTTGAAGTTCCTTTGGGTATGGCGTATACTTCCATCTGTTGCTGGTGTTCGCTACGTCCTCAGAAACCCTTGGAAGAGCTACCTTAACACCATTAATATTATATATGTCGCCAATGGTTCCATCTTTAGATATAATGACAATATCGAACTCTTCATTGTATCCATATTCCCACTTCTTTGAGACGTTTGACTTCTCAATTCTTTTTTTACTAATGATATCTTTCTCAATCGTATATAACATTATTTACCCCTTCTTTCAGCAAATCCACCCTTTTTCTCTTGGACCTGGATGTTGCCAGTAATTATGTTTCGCTCTTCTTCTATTCTCGTTAAGATCTCGAATGCATCAAATATAGCTAACTTCTTAGTAGCTGCGGCGTTCTTTAACTTATCGGCAGATATGTCTCCATCCTCCCCGGTAAGTATCTGTTCTTTAGCAACTCTGATCAATTCCTTGATTGCTAATTCAGCCGCCTTAATAATTTCTAGTTTAGTTTCTTCTGTTGTCATAGTTCAATGCAAATATTTTTGTCAAACATTCTGTACAACTTTTCTCCGTCTATCTTAAACTCATACTCGCTGTCTGGCTGGAATGAAATAATAGAGCCTCTGTCAAAGCAATTAGAGTATACAATCTCTCCTGTTAGAGCCTCTTTTATGCCAGCCTCTTCAATCTGAGACATCTGTTCTTTGTTTAGTGGTCTAACAAAACAGTATGGAGGATTTGCGTTCCACTCTCCGCCATTACTCTTGTATAAATAAAATTGATCTAACTCTAAATAATATATATTGTCTTTTATATGAGAAAAACTTTTCTTTTCCTTTCCCTTCATATCAAAGTATGTCCTGAATACATTGTGATGTACAACGACAGTGTCGCCTATGCTAACTGGTCCAGTATAGCCTATTGGCGTATTAATAACTAATGCAAACCTATTGGTAGCTTTATGATCTTCTTTAGAAGAACTTACAATAAGGCCATTGTCCCTTATGTTGTCATAACTCTTTCCGCCAACAGGTTCTACAATAAAGTAGAACGGCGATATCATATTAAATAAAGTCTATGTTAAATTCTACAGAAACAGGCATATTAGTAGAGAACTTCTTCCACATAATAATTTCCTTCTCCTTCTCAATATACACAAGAAAGGATCCATCATCGCTTCCAGAGATATGATGAATCACGTGGCTGCCGTTAAGAACAGACTGGCCTACAATGTAATTCATTGCAGACTTGTAGTCAGCGCCTACGGATATCTTTCTGATTATCATACAATTAATACCCAGGAAGCAGTCTTCTTGATATACAATGACCCCGTATCTAACTGAAATACTTGAGCCCCTGGACTAACGGTTAACGCAAGTCTAGCTGCTTCGTTTGCAACAGTATATGCGTTTTTATGCGTATAGTCTTTAACAGCGCTAACAAGTATGTTTACTGTTTCGTTTGTAGATGCGTCAGAAGCTAAAACTTTTTCTGCTCCTGTAAGGTTTGTGTCTAGTGCGTATGTTTCAATCTTAGCCATTTTTGTATTCTCCTGTTTTTAAGTCTATAACTACGTTTCCGTACTCTGTAGATAATTCTTGTTGAAAGTCAGTTAACTCTTTTGCGCAATTCTCAATTCTAGAAATAAAGTCTATCTTAGCTAACTCTGCGCTACTCATTTGCGCTTTTGCTCTAGATATCTGAATCTCTGTGTCTGCAATAGAGTTTTTTAAGTGCATTAAATCTTGATTCAAGCACACTAACTTACTTAATTGGTCTTCTTTGATTTTATTCATTTTCTTATATTATAGTAAATTGACAGGCACAAAAGTACGAATAAAATTACAATATACCAATAGCAGTCTTTTTTAATTGTTACCTTTTCATATTGAACTCTGGTGTGGGTTCTTATTCTTAAAGTATCTGGCTTTACTTCAGCCTTCATGTATATCTTTCTATCTCTCACAACAAACTTAATCTTCATCACCGTATCTTCATACGTGATTGTATCGTGCTCTACATATGAGAATGTATCCTCATGCGTGTATGTCTTCGTATACACGGTAGTGTCGTGAATGTAAGTAGTGTCCATTTTTGTAAACAAAGACGGATCCTTCTTCTTTGCTCTATCTAGGTGCCACTGAGCAGAGCAAGAACACAATAGGACTATTATC